TCTCAGTCATACCTTCTATACTGATACCTTTCATATACTCAACACCTTTAGAGAAACCTTGTGCAACTCCACTCATAACCTTTTGTGCATTGTTGAACATCTTAACGGCATCATCTAATTGACCTATAAGGTCGAAACCTGTAATTCCTTTTAGTCCTTCAGAGAAGTCAGTGAGACCTGATAACTGGTCATTCTTTGCCTTTTCAAGACCATCTGCCATATCTTCACGGACATTGGTTTCTTCTATAAGTAAATCTTTATTTTGTTCCTTATATGCTTCGAGGTTTGATTTATCTTCCTCAATCATTGCAACGAGTTCATCGTCTCTTGTTTTGAGTGCATTTTTTTCAGAAGTCAGACTTGCAACTTTTTCTTTTGCAAGTTCGTCTGATTCTTTATTTCCTTCGATGATAAGTCTGGAAGATTCCATTTGACCTGCCAGTTCCATCTTCTTTTGTTCGAATGCAATCTTGGCATCTTTCTTCAGAGTTCTCTGGTCGATTTGTTCCATAGCAAGAAGTTCTTGTTTTGCTTGGTTAATCTTCTCTTGTTCTTGTGCAGATTGTTCCAAAGATTTAGAAACTTCGGTTATCTCTTCATCAATCTTTGCTCTTTCTTCTGCATTTATCTTACGACCATCTTCCATACCTGCAATCTGATATTCTGTAGTTTCTATTTTACTTTTGATTGCAGATAAGTTTCCTTCCAACTCTTTCAATTGTTCTAAGTTACCACCGAACATTGACTCTATTGCAGATTGTTGTTCCATGGATAATTCTTCGAAGGATTTTTTCTCTAATTCAGCGGCAGCCTCCATCGCAAGGTTTAACTTTCTACTGATGAGAGCACCTTTAAGTGTGTTCTCTCCAGCATTTTTAAAATCAGCGACAATCTTTGCAGTTTCAGGTTGAACCTCTTTAAGATTGTTAACAAGTGCCTTAAATTTGTCACTTGTTTCCGCAGTAGTTCTTTCGAGGTCTCTATTGAACTCTTTTCTATTTTGATTAGATTCTTTATCTAATTTATTTCTTTCTGCAAGTAGTTTTTCTGCGTTTCTAATTTCGTCTGCCATTAAATTTTCCTTTATTTACCGAATGCTTTTCCTGCTTCAGATATTCCAAATGCACCTAGTGTGACTACTACAAATGATGTATAGATTGTTTCAGAGACTTTTAAGTCTATATCCCAAACTAGTGCTGTGACTAGGTCTGTTATACCGAAACACATCATTAAAAAGAATGAGATAAATCCAATGCTTTCTCATTCAGGTCATTGTCGTCTAAGAACAAGTCTATAAACTTTCTTTTTGGTGGTTCTAATCCTCGTTTTGCCTTAATGGCATCTTCCTTCATTTCTCGGATTACATCTTCCTGTTCGTCAAGTTTTTCGATAAGTGCCATGTACTTATCTAAATCAATCTCCACCTCATTGCTTGACATGTCTTTGCTTTCTTCTGACATTTTATAACTCCATATTGTTAATCACGGCATACATAATAAAGATTATTGTTGTTTACTTTTCTGTCTCTGTTTTTCCTGTTCTAAGTAGTTTAAGAGAAGATTAACATAAATCTCCCTTTCCCACGGCATCATATTCTCTAATTCTGTTAATGAATAATTGTGATGTTGCATCATCTGAAAGTTGGTGTTATAATAATTAAACACCGACTCGTGAGAAAGGGCGATTAGAAAAAATTTGCTAATCCCTGTAGTTTTCTCGTCTGTTGAGAATTACAAACTTCACATTTGAACTCAACATCATGTTCTAGTCTTGGAGCACTTTGAAAGAAATCTGTTAACTTTTCAACCTGACCTATTGTTAAGTTCTCAATGAACTCATCAACATCTTCGTCAGATATATCAGTTCTTTCATAAACACTTTCTGCATCAAAGATTCTATCTATTGACTTATTCAGAAGTTTAAATATGGATTCATTTTCATCCACATTATCTTCTATTTCAGTAGTGTCTTGTACTCTAAGTAATCTTAGAACTACACCAACATCATCACTAATCATCACAGTATTATCAATCAGTTCACCTTTAACTTCAACTTTATCAAAATTGATTAAAACTTCTCCTGTTCCTGAGCAGTCATCTTCTTGACATTTCATTTTAACAGTGGTAGTTTCTCCAACTGAAACAGCACGAATCTTAATAAACAACCATTCTAAGTCGATTGTTGCAAGTTCATTTGCATTAATCTCCCCAAAGGTCACATTATTAATCATCGTCTTTACTGCTTCAAGTGATTCTTTTTTATCATCACTCTCTTTAGCTAAAAGTAAAACCTTTTGTTCTTTAACAAGAAAAGGTCGAAACTTTACTTCACGACCATCACTTGGTAGCACCGTTTTATATGTCGGTGCTGATTGGATTGGTAATCCCATAATTTACTCCATAATGTTATTACTAGATGCCACCACCTAGTAAATTGCTTAGTCTTGACCCCGCTGAATCTAAGTTATTAAGTTTCCCTAACATACTTTTAGATTTATTGTTGTATCGACTAGCAACTGTAAGACTTTCTCTTGCTAAATCAAGATATCGTCTTCCTTTATTTAGTACCGAAAGTTTAGGGGCATCCCCATATTCAGTATCAAATGTTTTAAATGCAAATTTGCATGAAAATTTTAATAATGCACTATCACCCATTGTTAGTGTCATTGGTTCGTAAGAGACTGGAAATGCATCATAGAATTTGTATTTTAATGCTTCTGAATCGTCTCTTCTAAATTGGTCTACTTCTATTGTACCATAGTATTCTTTTGGATATTTGAAAATTGGTTTGATACTATTTCCATCTTCTGCTGTGAAGATAGAAGATTGCCATGCTTCAATGATATATCTATCAAAGAAACTTGAATCACATACAAATGAGAAATCTACTTCGTTTGTATTATTCACTTGTGTGACTTTCTTTGTTATTGTTCCTGTCGTTGCAAAATCTTTTGTTGTTAAAGTTCTACCAGGAAGTGTTGCAGATTCACATCTAATTCCTTCTAACTTTATACCACCAGGTCCGAACATGTTAACTGCGAATCTATTGTTCATCGCACCTGAATCGAAATTACCCTTTATCTTATTAATATCCATTAAAATTTCTCTCTACTTTCTGCATATACAGTGTTTGCGTTTACATTAAATTTTTGTGAGGGCAACATTGCCATCATGTCCCAATTATCCATAGGAACTTCTGCTATTCTGGAGTTGATATGACCGTAAAGATATCTCTTTACACATGGTTTTGCATATCTAAGACCTGAAACAGACTTGATTAACTGATATGATAATATAACTCGTTGTTCTTCATCATCTTCGTTATCAGTCGCAATCTCATAAAGACCCAAAAGTAATGCAGTTCTATACCTTGGTGCAATATAATGTAAATTTATGCCCATAAAACCGTCTGTAAGTAAGTCAAATACAATAGTGAGTGGGAATTTATCCCAATAAGGCATCAAATCTTGATATTTTGCATCATAAAGATACATATACATTCTGCCTAACTCTGGTCTACTAACTATAGGAAAATCATCATCAGTTAGTAGTTTATTTACTGGTTGTCTTATCTTTGTAAGTCTTCCTTTAAACCATTCAAGACTCTCTCTACTTCTTTGAGCATTTTCCAAAGGAGATTCATTTTGAATTTTATCAAGTAAGTCTAACATACATACTATTTATGTATTATGTAAGATGGTCTTCAGTTAAAATTCGAAATTTTAGTCTTCTTTCTTTACAAAATGATTCCGCTGCTTTAAATTTCGCTTGATTTACGGCATATGTAGCAACTTCATTGAGATATCTCTTAGTTTGTCGTTTTGGGGGTTTCGGAGGCAGTAATTGTCTCTTTGGTTTGACTTCAATCACTTCTCTTACTGTTTGGCCAACAGAATTTACATATTTTATGTAAAAATCAGGAAAATAGCGATGAACTCTCTTGTCTAAAGGTGATTTATAAGGAATTACGACTTCTTCACTACCCCATTCAATGACATTTTCGTTATTATCGCAATAAACCATGAATCTGCGCTCCCAAAGCGAACGATAGAAGATTTTTGTTGGGTCTCCTTTGTATTTTTTGTAATTCTTTGGTTTGAACTTACCACTGTATGACATAAATAGATGTATATAACTCGTTTAAGGATATTTATATGCCCAATATTAACAAAATTTTAAGTAAAGTAAATAAAGCAAAATCTGCTATTTCTAGTGCAAAAGGAATCAAATCCAAACTGTCTCAGATTAATTATACTTCAGTAATCAACTCTAACGAGTTAGAAGCACAGGCAGAAATTGCAAAACAGACTTTAGAGAAAAGAAAGTCGTCATTACAGAAGTCTTTGAATGCAAATAACAAATCAAAGAACAAGGCAAAGAAGTCTCCAGACGGACAGTTAATTGAACTTCAATATCCTCTTGAAGAAGAACACGATAATTATATAGTATTCACAAGTCGTGCAAGAGTCAATCGTCAAAGAAGAGAAACAGATGGCATGATTATGGGTGCAGATGAAAATAGAGCATCTCTTATGAATACACCTAACGGTCAAGTTCAGATTGCATTACATATTCCTTTGACACTAGAACAAGAGGCTTCTGTTAAGTATTCCGCAAAAGATGTTGGTTCACTTGCAAGAGGAGCGGCACAAGGTGGAACAGGATTTATTACTGGTATGATTCAAGGGTTATCACAAGCAGCGTCAAAACTTTTGAACAGTATGACAGGTAATGCAATGTTTATTATGCAAGGTAAGGCAGTTAACCCTATGCAAGAAATGTCATTAGAAGGTGTTGACTTTAGAACATTATCATTTTCTTACACTATGTCACCAAGTTCTGAAAACGAGGCAGAAATGATAAATGATATTATCTATTATTTTAAAACTGCAATGTTGCCTGATACATATCCGGCATTAGGTGCAGCGTCATCAGATGCAGAAGGATTCTTTAACTATCCCAATACATGGAAAGCAGAGTTAGAAGGACCGATTGCAGGTAAAGTTGACGGATATCTTCCTATGGTTTTAGAGAGTTGCAAAGTCACTTACGAAGGTGATTCAACTTCTATGACTTTCTTTAAAGAAGGACAACCAACAAGTATTAAAATGGAGTTAGGATTTAAAGAACTTAAAATACTTACACAAGAATCTTATCAAGAAATTACTGCAAACAAAAGGGGTGCAGAATCAGGTCTTAAATCTATGCCTAGTATTATTGATGAAAATGCATCAGACGCTGATACTAGAGACGCCAATATGGCTGCAGGTACAGCGGGTGAACAAGCAATAAAAGATTCTAAAACGAAAAAGAAAAATCCATAAGGTAAAATATGTCAAATCAATTATTTAAAAACTTTCCAGAAATACAATATACTTTATCGACAGGTAAGATTGTCACCATTAAAGACTTCTTTAGAAAGTCTACAATAGAACAGGAATCTGTTAACAGTGTAATCTCATACACATTTTATGAAATACAAGACGGTGAGAGACCAGATGTTGTTGCAGATAGATTATATGGTGATAGTGATTTACATTGGACATTTTTCTTAGTCAATGAAATGGATAATTATTATCAATGGTATAAAGACCAAACCACATTTGAAAATAATATGAAAGAAATGTATCCTGAATATTGGTTGACTTCAAATAACTCAGCAGACATAGTAAGTTCATCAAGTAAATGGTTGTTGGGAGAAATAATCGAAACAGGAACACAAAAAGGTAATGTCATTTCAGTTCAACCCACATTCAATAGAATTGGTGTTGCAGGTGGAACTTGGAATGCAAACGATGTAGTCACAGGCAAAGTGAGTGGTAAATCATTCACCGTATCATCAGTTCAGAACGGTTCTGATGGTGTTGACCATTATGTTAACTCAGAAGGATTAAAGAGAAACACATTCACAACAGGTTTTTCACCAGTGACTTACTATACACATGACTATGAGATGAATGAGAAAGCAAGAAAGATAAAAGTTATAAGACCTGAGTATATAAGAAGAGTTGTATCAGAATTCGAAAAAGTAATGGCATCATAATATGAGCACTTTAAAACAAGGAGAATTCCTAGTAGAATCTCTAGCACTAGTCAATCAATTCGGTGAGACTTTAGATATCTCAGGAGTTGTTGGTGAGTTTTCTTTGACTGAAAGTATACATAGAAAATTTTCATCTGCTGTTGTGGGTATTGTTGATGGTCTTAATCTATTAAAGAACTATCGGTTTACAGGACAAGAATTCATTCGTATATCAATCAAACAAAAAGAAGGTATGGGTGATACTGCAGATGCAATGTATAATATTGATAAAACATTCAGAGTATTTAAAGCAGACAATATTTCCAGAGAAGGAGAAAAGATTCAATCATACATATTGAGTTTATGTGAACCTAGGTTATTTAATCTACAAAGAACTAGATTGAGTAGAACATTAAGAGGTTCTTATGATGACATGTTAGAGAATGTTCTTGTAAATGAAGCAAAGATTCCTATGGAAGAATTCGACCATTGGGAAGAAACCAAACCAGACAATTTTCAATTCATAGTTCCTAATTGGACTACAAATAACATCATAGACTATTGTGTCAAAGAGGCAAATATAGGTGGTGATACTAATTATAGAAATGCTATGTTCTTCTTTCAAACATTGAATGGTGGGTTTAGATTTAAATCGATTGATGAAATGTTTTCACAAGAATTTCCTGTTGCATTCACTATGAAACCTAGAAATTCATCTCCAACAGAAGATATGGACTTAAATGCTCCTGGTGGTTTGAATAGTCAGATTCTAAAGTATAGAAAACCACAAATGTTTGATACATTAAGGGGTACAGTCAGAGGTGCTTATGCATCCCACATGAAAGTATATGACCCTTTGCGTAAATTAGAATCAGAAGAAGTTTATGACATGGAAGAAACATTTAAAAGAGGTAAACATCTATCTGGTTTTCCTATGATTCATAATGGTGCATATGAGTATACATTTACAGTAGAAAACTCAGTGGGTGAAGGAGAACCACCATCATATTCAGAAGTAGATGTTGACTTACCTCCAAACCAGCATTTTAACGCGTTTTTCATTGAGGCAAGTGATATGAGACACTCATATGATGACAATGAGGATTTGACTGCTCAAGAACTTTTCAGAGGAAAGGAAAATAGAGACAATGCGACACTAGAAAGAAATGCACTTCTTGAAATATTGAATCAACATCGAATAGTTGTGACTGTTCCTCTAAGAACTGATATGAATGTGGGACAAATTGTTCAAATATCACTTCCTGCTGCTGAACCAACTTCAGAACAAGATACATCAGATAAATTAAACGATGATAGATATCTTATAACAGATTTAAAAATAACTGGTGACCCACAACAATTGACAGGTACAATGACAATGGAATGTGTTAAAGAATCTTACATGCAGAAAGTAGAAACTGCAACACCACTAGACAATACTGCAACACCGAGAGAATCATGATAACATTTTATGGAATAGTTGAAGATAGACAAGACCCTTTAAAGGTAGGAAGAGTTCGTGTAAGAATACATGGTATTCATTCCGAAAACAAACAATACATCGCAACTCCTGACCTGCCGTGGGCACAAGTTTTATTACCAACAACAACTGCAGGATTATCTGGAATAGGAACTCAACATGGACTTATTGAGGGTTCTACAGTTTTTGGATTCTTCAGAGATGGTAAAACTAGACAAGACCCTGTTATAACTCATGTGTCTGCTGGTATTCCTCAGAAAGGTTATAAAGAAACAACTAAAGATGAATTACTAAACAGAAATATTGAAAAAGGATTCAATGACCCTAGAAGATTAACTGTTGATGAGTATAAAGATACTCCAGACGGACCGAATCCTGAACAAGCACCAAATCGTTCACATGGTTTATCAACTGCAATAGACACTGCACCAAAAACACCAAAAGAACTTTCAATCAATTATGATAATACAGGTTCTACTATAACAGAATTAGAGGTGACTGCAGATATGTTGCCTTACTATCCTTTATATACAGACGAATCAGATTTATCTTCTATTGCAAGAGGTGGAGTTTTAGACCATGCAATTAACGGTGGCATGCTTCACACATCAACACAAAAGATTTTAGGAGACTTTGTGGATGTCCAAGCAAAACCTGTATATCCTTACAATAAGGTTTTGCAAACCGAGGCAGGACATGTTTTAGAAATTGATGACACACCAAAAGCAGAAAGAATAAATGTTCATCATAGGTCAGGAACATTCCATGAGATTCATGCAGACGGTTCAGAAGTCACCAGAATTGTAAACAACAATTACACTGCAATACTTAAAGACGACAAAGTGTATATTGCCGGTAATGCAGACTTACAAGT